GGCGTAGGGGCAGCCGTATCCTGTGACGTGGATACGCCCGTATCTGTTACGCTGGACGAAGGCGCGTCGTTGCTGTCCGTGGCTGATGTCGGGTTGTCGGACATCCAGGGTCTTGCCGTTCCTGCTCAAGCCAGGATTGGCGTTATCGCGCTGTGTTGTTGTTTTGTCCAGCACGCACACGGCAAGACGTTGGGTGCAAGGGGGCAAAGGCTCAGCTATCGGCGGAACGAAGCTCACGCCTGAGCCGGCGCAGGGCGATGATGAGAGGGTCATCAAGGCGCTCAGTGAGACCCAGACGGTATCGTTTGCCGTTGACCGCACGCGCGGTGGTCTGCAACACCGGAGCGATTTCCTCGTCGGTGCAGCCGGCAGCATGCATGCGCCGGAGACGGATGATCATCTCGTCCGTCCAGATCGTCATGCCGCTCAGCTCCCGGGAGGACCCGGATCGAGGGGAGACAGCAACAGGTTATTCGGTTCGACCTTGTCGAAATAGCGCTGGAGATTGTCCTGACCGAAGTTGGACAGATTGGTCTGGCTAGGCATGAACGCCCAGTTGCCGGTCGGCAGCTGAACCCAGTTACCGCCGGATTGGTCGGGAGTGGCGTAGCGGCTGCCCGCGCTGAAGGTGGGATGATTAGGTTTCTTGAACTGATCCGTCAGATGGACCCCCTGCGGGACCTGTCCCCCAAGCTGCGCCCACGCGCCACGCATGTCGTAATCGTTGCTGGCCTCCGGAGGCATCTGTTGCCGATAGAGCTGTTCGCCAGTGGGGGTCAGCTGCGTGTTGAACAGATCCGCGAGTGAACCGCTCATGGCATCGTCCTCACCAGGGTTTTGGGCCTCTGGGGCCGGCACCTTGACCGGGGCCGCTCGGAACAGGCTTAGGCGGCGGTTTCTTTGCCATAGCGCTACGCCTCCTTTCAGTAAGGCCGGGGTGGACGAGGATTGGGGTTCGACCTGGGTTTAGGCTTTTTCAATGGATCTCTCCCTATTCATTGATCAGAACCGTCCGCTGAACAGCAGTATCAGCACGATGACGAGGACTATCAGCCCGATGCCGCCGAACCCGCTGGGGCCGTAGTAGCCGCCGCGGTAGCCGTAATAGCCACCAAAACCACCGAAGAGCACGATGATGACGATGAGCAGCAGAAGCAGGTTCATGGTCCACCTCGAATGATGAACCCGAACACCCGCCAGCCAAGCAGGAAGAACAGCACGAAGCCGACCAGCCAACCGCCACGGTTCCAGTACGGCTGGCCCTGCGGCGTGAAGTTGCCGAACGCCCAGAAGATGATCCAGATCAGCATGATCAACCAGAAGACGAACCCGATATCCATCGTCATTCTCCTAGTGGCCCGGCATCCTCTTCGCGCGGTGCTGCGTTAGTTACATCTGGAACGAAGCAGAGCGCGACCGTCTGTGCATGCACCGTGCGATAGAGCCAGCCGCCCGGCACCCTGATCCGCTCCAGCCGGCGGAACGGACCGATCACCTCCCACTCGATCATCTCACGCGCGAGATCGTTCATGGCGTCGGCATCCCCGGCCGGCCCATGGCGCCCCTGGGCATGCCGCCGCCCGTGCCGGGGGCGTTGCCGTTCCGTCCGAAGACCTGGAGCGGCGGAGGCCGGGGACCGATGCTGCCGGGTGGGTTGGCTGCGGGCGCGTTGTTGGGACCCGCTGCGGCCTGCGCGTTGGGGTCATTGGCGGGTCCAGGCGGACGCGGCGGTCCCTTGCCTGCACCCCCGCCACCCTCATCACCCTTGCCTTCGTCCTCGCCGGGTGCGCCTGGGGGCGGCTGGCCGGCCTGCTGGTTGAGCGCCTCGATCGAGGGAACCCCTTCGGCGAAGGCTTCCGTCAGGTCGATGTCGTCACCCATGCGGCGGATCAGCTGGCGGGCCAGCCATTCGGGGGACACCCCGGGGACCCTCTGGAGCAGGGGGACCAGCTGGACCAGCATCTGCACGTCCTCCTGCCGGTTCGGCGGACCATTGGACCCCGCGTCCACCTCCAGCCAGACGTTTTCCGCCATGGTCTGCTTGTCGATCTCAGGCCAGACCGCGCCGGGTCCGACGATCTGCTGGACCATCGGACCCGAGACGTTCAACACGAGGATCTCGCTTGCCGCACGCGCCATGTCGGTCAGCACGTCGTTGAGATCATCAATCACGCTGGTCGTGTCGGTGTTCTGCGAGAACTCGGCGACCGACACCTCGGTCGCGGTCGCACCGCTCGTGGTCCCCTGGTCCGCCTGATCGCTGCCCAGCACCCGCAGAAGGTCTTCAAACACCGGGGACGTGTCGTACACGGCGGGGTCGATCGGCGGCATCTTCACCGGTTGCAACACATCATCGATCTTTTGCCCGGGAGACAGCGCGTTCAATTCCAGGAGCGCGTTCGCCGGGTGGGTACGCAGCTTGTCCTTGTCCGGTTCCTCCAGGATACCGGCGGCCACCGCAATCTTCGGGCGGTTGGCGCGACGATGCTCGCGCAGACCCTGTCGCGCCCGGTTCAGTTCGAGCTGCATGTCGCGGATCAGGTCGATGTCGGACGGCGGATACAGCCGCTTGTCGCTGTAGCCCTCGTTCATCACCACCGCGAACCAGGGATAGAAGCGCTGGCTCTCGGCCTCCGGCGCGGCAGGGGGCTGGAGCCAATCCGGATACCCGTCGCACACCACATAGACCGTGCCGTCTTTACGATTGTAGATCTCCCACACGCAGCCGCGCGTGGTGCTGTCCCCGTCATGCGAGCCGTCACCGCCGCCCGCCATGTAATGGTCGGACGTGTCGCCGGTGCGGTTGAGGCAGTTGCCGGTCTCGTCGTAGGCGGTATAGGAACAATCCACGTCCACCATGTAGATCTCTTCGATCTCGTCGGGGGACAGGATGTATTCCTGGGCCACCCAATCGGCGCCGAGAAAGCCTCGCAAGGTCTTGCACTTTGGGTCCGGGATGATCGCGGTGCTGTCGGGATAATCGAAGGTGAGGCCCTCGCGCACCACGATCTGGCCTTCCGCCGTCAGTGTCTGGATGGCGATGCGCAGGCTTTCGGCATCGGCGCTGTCGTATTCGATCTCCCCATCGGCGAGATCGCCGGCCAGCCGCTCGATATTGGCCAGACGCTCGCTGAAATCGCTGATCCGGCGTTCGATTTCCGGATGCATCTTCATGGCGCGCTGAAAGCCCAGCTTGACGTAGCCCACGGCGGTGATCACCGCGCGGCGCACCGTCATTTTCATGCAGGATTTGAAGCTGTGGTTCTGTTCGTCCACGTTGTAATCGTACAGGATCTTCAGCGTGTTCCCGACGCGATCCATCATCTGTTCCCACTGATGGACCATCGCCGCGTCCTGCATGATCGCCGCGCTCTGCGGGTCGGGCGGCATCATGTAGGTGGTCGCCAGCATCATCGATTGCTGTGCCTGCATCAGGCTCTGCGCCGTGCCGTCCCAGGTGGTCGCGATGAGCTTGGGCTTGCGCTTCGGCTTCATCGTCGGGTTGTTCGGGTAGAGTTCGGCGGTGCGCTGCATCACGTGACGCAGGCACACATTGGCGACGTAGCGATCGTCCCGCTTGCCGTCCGAGGGCGGCTCCGGCCACTGCTCGCCGTTCACGAACGCCATGTTCTCGCGCATGCGCTCGAAATCGACCTTCCATTTCGCCTTGGCCCGACGCACCCGGTCACACCAGCGGGTGACCAGCTTCTTGACCTGATCAGGGACCTCCGGTCTCTCGCGGTTGACGAAGGTGTTGCCCGCCGTGGGATCGGCCGGCGGTGCCATCCCCATCGCGGCGGGATTGCCCATGCCGGGGTCCATCGGCGGCGTCATCAGATCCGACATCACCAGCCCCCGCTGCCGAAGCCCACGCGCACGGAGCGCTCGGCCTGTTCACGTTGCAGCTTCAGCCAGCCAAAGGTGCCCTCGACCTTCTCCGGCTCGCGCTGCTGCACACTCATGCCGACCTGCAAGGTCAGGCCCAGCCCGATATAGGCAAGCGTATCCACAAAATCGTCGTGCGCGTCGAACGGAAAGCGCAGCATCTGTTCGCGTGCCGCCGGCCACCAGGGCGCGCGTTCCGGGAAATGCACCCGCTGCATGGACATCCGGCCCTGAATGGATTGCGCGCGGGTCTGCTTGTCGGCGATCGGCTGCATCTCGATCAGCGTGCAGAAAGTTTGAGTTTCCAGCATGCGTTTGCGCAAAAAGGGTCCGATGGATTTGCTGATATGCGACCGCTCAGCCCACCAGAAGAGCGGCTTGTAGGCGCGCATCATGCGCAACATCGCCTCGGTGGTCTGTTCGGCGGTCATGTTGCGCCAGATCAGGTCGGGCAGCACCCAAAGATGGTCCTTGGCGTCCACGCCGACCACCATCAGACAGGTCTTGTCGGCGATCTGCTTGAGCGACACCGCGTGATCGGACGCCGCGTAGTAGCGCAGATTGGTCGGCAGATCGTTGGGCCGATAGGTGTTCAGCCAGTTGACGGAAAAGAACGTGCCACCTGCGGGGGACGGCTTGCCCTGGTAGAGTGCGCTGAACCCCCGCTCATCCCGCCGCTGGACCCCCAGCAGGAACTCGCGGCCAAACCTGCCGGGCCACAGGGCCTCGCCCTCGCGACGACGCAAGGCGTCCTTGCCATCCGCGAGCGCCAGCGCCGGGAGATCGATGATCTTCCACTCGGCGGCTTCCTCCGGGTCGTAGTAGCTGTTCTGCGGATCGGTGAGCCGGCCCACGAGGTCATCCTGGTGCCAACGGGTCTGGATCAACATGATCCGCCCGCTCTCGTCCATGAGACGGGACGCGATGACCTGGGTGAACCACGTCCAGAGGGTGTCCCGGATGGTGGGGCTGTCGGCTTCCTGGCGGTCTTTCAACGGATCATCGATGACCAGCACGTCACCGCCGCGCCCGGTGATCGTGCCACCTCGGCCGACGAAGGCGAGGATGCCGCCCTGCGTGGTCTCCAGCCGATCGGAGGCTTGGCTGTCATCCTTCAGGATGGCGTTCGGGAACACCTGTGCATACGCCGGGGATTGCATGATGTCGCGCACGCTGCGCCCGATGTCCTGGGAGAACTTCTCGTTGTAGGTGCCGAAAATCAGGCTGAGATGCGGGTTCTTGCCGGTGAACCACGCGGGGAACATCTTGCTGGCGAGCTGGGTCTTGCCATGTCGTGGGGGAAGCGAAATGATCAGCCGCTTGTAATGGCCCTTCTCCAGCTCTTCCAGCGCGGCGCAGATCACGCGATGGAACCGCTGCGCGTCATAGCGCGAGTAATCCGGGTCCGCGTGATAGTTCGGCACCGGCATCATCAGCCGTGTGAACGCAAGAATGTCCTTCTCCGCGTCCAGCACGGCGATGAGCCGCTTGAGGACCAGCTCGTATCTGGTCTGGTCCGGGGTCACGACATGAAATCTCGCGTGGAAGGCGCTATGGGTGCGTTCAGCGGCACGCCACCAGGGGCCGGCGGTGTCAGCGGCTGCCGTGGCTGGTTCTGCCGTTCCTCGATCGCGCGCTGCATGATGTCAGCGTCTTCTGCGGGATAGGTGTTCTGCTGCACCAACCCTTTCGCCCACCGTCCCGTATCAGCCTGCCATATCTGCTGCTGTTCTTGGAATTGTTTATGAAGGTTCATGAACTGATCTGAAAGGGCCATAAATCGAGGGTCTGAAGGATCAGTAAAGCTATTCATCTGACGGCTGATTTCTTGCATCTGCCCCACCAACTCAGAGGTGCGCTGTCTCCAAGACTGCCGGGTGGCTGGCTTAGCTAACTCTTCGTTGGAGGAAATCTCTGGTGTGGTCTCTGTGCCGGTATCCGATCCCTGAAGGAATACCGGGCTATCCGTCATCCGGTCAGGGCCTGTGCGCCAGTCAGGAACGCCCATCTGTGCCAGGACATACCCCTTCATCGGGTCCGGTGTCGGCGCAGGCGGCTGTTCGGCACCGGATAACCGGCGCCGAACATACTCCTGCATCGCAAGATTATCACTCACGGACGGGACCTCTTCCCGTTCGGAGGATCGTCGTCCTTCGTTCGGGAGGTTTTCGCTGGTGGATCTTCCGACGGCGGGGGTGCTTCCTCGCCCACGACAACACCGGGGGTGGTCCCCGGGGGCAAGGTGGTCCCGGTATCAGGGGTGGGCACCGGCGGGTTGGTCCCCACCGGATTTTGACCCGGCTCCCAGACCGGCATGGGTGGCATGTCGGGCGGGTTAGGCGCCTGGACCCCATCTTTGCCGGGGGGTTCGTCCACGGGTGAAGCTCCAGACATGCGGGTTCTCCTTTCAGGTTTCAGGTGACGGTGAAGGTGCTCGACGTTTCCATGTTGATCGAGGGCTGCGTGCCACAGGACATCGCCAGTTTGTAGGCACCGGCGGCCACACCGGTGAACGTCACGGTCCAGGCTCCGGCCGCGTTCACCGGGGTGATCTGCTGGGCCTTCACGACGCCGGCCTGGGTCAGCGACGCCTTCAGCGACGTGGTCCCGCGCTGGACCATCGTGCCATTGGCCAGGACCCTGCCGGCGACCGCCACGTTCACCGGGAGGGTGACCCCAATGACGCAGTTCTCGGCGAGATAATCCCGCCAC